TGACTTGTCTTTACTTAGCACACTCAATTGTTTTTAGAAAAGATATTAAAGTTGGTGTTGCAGCTAACAAATTAAAACTTGCAAAAGAAAGTATCTTCTATCAGATAGCATCCATCATCAATAATTTACCAAGAGAAATATTTGGTAGAATACCAACTGATTCAGATACAAAAGAGATTAAGATTTATAACAATGGTGCAACACTACAGGCTTTCGCAGCATCTGCCGATGGTCTAAGGGGATTTACACCTGATATATTATTTATAGATGAAGCAGCGTTCCTTGAAGAAGGTGAAGAATTTATGTCTTCTGCATCAGGTACAATGTCAGCAGGTGGTCAGATTATATTAAACTCAACACCAAGAGGACTTGACCCAACATATTATGCTCGTTATGAAGGTGCTAGAACAAAGAAAAATAACTTTAAAGTTGTTGAAATTAATTGGTTTGAAGACCCTCGTTATAATGAAGATTTAATTTGGATTAGGGGTGATGAGTTTGTTGAAGAAAAAGACCCTGAAAAATATATGGAGTTAAGAGTTAATGGTTATAGACCATCATCTTCTTGGTTTAGGGATATGTGTCAAACCTTTAACAATGACCCAAGAAAAATTGCACAAGAATTAGAAAATAAGTTCTTAGGTTCAGGTGGTAACCTTGTTGATGAGGAAACTATTATGAGAATTGAAAAGACTTGTAAAGAACCTATTAGAACTGAGTATGATAATAATTTTTGGATTTGGGAAGACCCAATATTTGGATATGATTATTATTTATCTTGTGACGTTGCAAAAGGTAGTGGTGATGGTGACTATTCTACAATTCAAATATTTAAAAATGATGCTGTAAATATGTTACTTGTTCAAGTAGCTGAATATCAATCAAGAGTTCCACTTGAAGTAATGGGTGAATTATGTTTGCAATATGGTGAAAAATATAATAATGCATATGTTATTGTTGACGTAACAGGAGGTTGGGGTATATCAGTTATTAGATATTTGGTTAATAAAAAATATAAGAAAATACATTACGATAGACCAAGACAAAATGATGTAAAAATTCAATTAAAGAATTTACAAAGAGGTGAATTACAACCAGGATTCACAATGAAGAGTGGTGCTATTCGTGATTATGTTATTAGGGAATTTGAGAGAAGATTAAGAGAAGGTGAGTCATTGATTCATTCAATTAGATTACTTAGTGAAATCAAAACATTTGTATTTAACGATAATACAAATAGATATGACCATATGCGTTCAGCGCATGATGACTTATTGATTGCTACAGGTATGTTATTTGCAGTTTATATGTTTTCAAAAACTATTGGAAATGAATTTAATATTTATTTAAACTATGCTAAATCAGCAATAGTTAGAAAGGGTGATGAATTTACTGATATGAATACTGAATTCCAAAAGAAAATGTTGAGTCAAGATGGTCAGGATGCAAACTATGAAAGAAAGAATGACATGCTCAAAGGGAAGGATTGGTATACAAATGGTACGAATATGGATATAGTACCTGAACGTCAGACACCAAAAATAAATAATAATCCTTACATATTTGTCAGATAAAATATTTATATCTATTTAAGAAAAACGTATTTTATTAATTATGGCAGAAGATAATAAAGGGTTATTTTCAAACATTAATACTTTCTTTAAAAGAGCAACCGATGCTTTGGATGGAGTTAGTAATAGACTTGAAGCACCTGCACAAAAAGAATTTATAACAGCAGCATCCCAAGAAGATGCAATTAAAACAGCAGTTGAGGATGGTGCTATAAAATTTTATAGAGGTCAAAGCACTAAAATTGATAGAGGTAATGACCAACGTAAGTTGATGTATGAATCTAGTAGAATGATGCTCTACTATGATTATTTGTCAATGGATGGTTATCCAATTTTAGGTGCAGCATTGGATTTATTATCTGAAGAAGCTACCACAACTAAAAGTGATACAGGTCAAATCTTAAATGTTTATTGTTCATCCGATAAAGTTAAAAAAGAACTTGAAAGATTTTTTTATAAAGTTATGGATGTGAATACAAATTTATTCTATTGGTGCAGAAATATGTGTCAATATGGTGATAACTTTGTTTTCTTAGAAATGTCTAAAGATAATGGTATTGTAGATTTTAGACAACTTGCCTCTCAATTTGTTGAGAGAAATGAAAGATATGATGCTAAAAATAGATTCAGAGCATTCTTCAAATATAAAGACCCTAACTCAGGTGGCGAAGAAGAATATATGGATTATCAAGTTGCACATTTTAGATTATTGGGTACAGGTGATAGACTTCCATATGGTTGTAGTGTATATGAAAAAGTAAGAAGAACATATAAACAACTCTTTATGATGGAGGATGCTATGATGGTGTATCGTATTACAAGAGCAGCAGAAAGAAGAATTTATAAAGTTCCTGTTGGTAATGTTCCACCTGAAGATGTTCCACAAATTCTTGAGGCATTTGCTAACAATGTAAAGAAAAAGAAATTAGTTGACCCTAAGACAGGTGATATTAACTTTAAATATAATATTGCATCAATGGATGAAGATATCTTTATTGCTGATAGGGGTAACACATCAGGTCAATTTGTTGATACACTTCCTGGTGCATCTAATCTTGAGGCTATATCTGATATTAATTATCTTCGTGATAATTTATTTACAGGTTTAGGTATTCATAAAACATTGCTTGGTTTCTCATCTGATTCAACAGGTGAAGGTGGAGGTAAAAACTTATCAATGCTTGATATTCGTTTTGCAAGAAAAGTAAATCGTATTCAACAAGCGTTACTTGGAGAACTTAATAAAATTGCAATTATTCATTTGGGTTTACTTGGTGGTGATTATGAATCATATATTGATGATTTTAAATTATCACTTAACAATCCATCAACTGCATCTGATTTACTGCAACTTGAAATTTGGAAATCTAAATTAGAAGTATATGCACAAGCTACAACACCAAATACTAATACAGGTTTAAAACCAATGTCAGAAATGATGGCAAGAAAGAAATTCTTCCATATGTCTGAAGAAGATATATTAAATGACCTTCAAGAGCAAATGCTTGAATCTAAGATTGGTGAAGAAGTTAAGAGTGCTGGTATGTTAATTAAAACTTCAGGTGTAATGGATAAAATGATTAAATATAAAAATGCAGGATTTAATGTTGAAGCACAAGGGCAGCAAGGTGGTTCAGAGCAACAACAATTAGATAATGCACTTGGTGGTGGTTTAGGTGGTTCTGATATGGGAGGTGGTGCGCCTCCTATGGGTGGTGGACCTGAAGCAGGTGGTGGTGCGCCCCCTATGGGTGGTGGACCTGAAGCAGGTGGCGGTGGCGCAGCAGGTGGTGCAGGATTTCTAAGTGAAGAAATATTTAAAAAGACTGCGGAATTAGATAGATTAATAAAAGAATAATAATTTATACTATTTATATTAAACACTAAAAAAAATGGTAAATTTTGGTAATGTCAAGTCAAAATTAAATAAAGCATATTCTCAAGATTTAATTGAAAATACTAGCAAGTATAAAAAACTATATGAAGAGTTTTTAAAAACAATTAAATCTTCGCCTATTCTAATGTTAGAGTATACAATTTATGAAAATCTAAAGAAAAATAATTTTGAATATAATGAATCATTAAGATTTATTGAAGCAAATATCTCAGCTTTATCTAAAATTGACAAAACCGAATTACTAAAAGAAAATAAAAAACTTGAAAAGTTTGATTTAAAAGAAATAGAATTATCTGAGGATAAAATTCAATTAAATCAAAACATTGAAAATGTTATTAGTGAAAGTGTTTACAAAAAAATTACTAATGTTAATAAACTTCATGAATCAGTAAATTTTTTAATTGAGTCATTAACTAAAAAAGAAGATGTTAAATTAGAAAAAACAGACAAAGGATTTAAAGTTAGTCATATTTTTCATTTAGCTAAAAAGAAATTAGAAGAAAGGTTTTCAAATCTTCAACCTGATGAAGTCGAAGTTATTTCAACTTTTATTAAAGGTGATGAAAAAAAGAAAAAAACTGTATTTGAAAGTTATAAGAAATCAACAAAGAATTTTCTTTTAAATGAAAAGGATAATATCAGTTCAGAAGTATTAACAGAAACATTTGATTTTATTGATTCATTAGAATATGAATCGGAAAGTGCTATTAATAATTTGTCCAAACTTTTTGAGATTAAAAATCTAAACTCAAATAAATAATGAAAGAAGTACAACTCCTAAAAGAAGGGCAAGAAGGTTATGGTTTATTGGTAGAAACTGATGCAGGTATTATTAGCAATGATTTAACAATTAATAATAAAAAAATATTTGAAGACCTAAATCTTAGAGCAAAAAGAAATGATTTTGATGGTCACTTTTATATTGATTGTAAATTACAAGAAGCTGATGTTTTAAATAGAAACGGTAGAGTTTACCCAAGAGAAATATTAGCAAAACAAATAGATGAATATCAAAAACTTATCAATGATTATGCAGCACTTAATGAAGCAGACCATCCCGAAAGTGTTACAATCTCTTTACAAAATATATCCCATAGAATTGCCAAAACATGGTGGTCAGGTAATGCTGTTTATGGAACACTTGACATTATTGTTAGTGATTCATTCATGAGAGATGGTATCGGTTGGACAATTGGTGATAAGATTGCTCTTTACTTACAAAGAAATCTCAAACTTGGTATTTCCTCAAGAGGATTGGGTAGTGTTAAAAAGGTAGGTGGGAAAAATATTGTTCAAGATGATTTCGAACTTATCTGTTTTGACCTTGTAGCTACACCTTCTACACCTAATGCTTATTTATTTTTGGAAACAAAAAATGAACCATTGAAAGAATCAGTACAACAAATAAACAATAATTTAAAAAAATACGATGATTCAATAAGAAAAATTATTGGAAATTAATTTTTTTACTAATTAAATATAGATAATAAAATAAAAATGAATAATAAAAAATCTTTATTACAAGATAGTTTACAAGAACTAGAAAATATCAAAAATGAATCTTTGGAACTTGCTAAAGAGCAATTGATTAATGAAAGTGCTGACCTTTTAGAAAAAAAATCTGCTGCATTATTTGAAAAAATAATTACAGGTGAAGATATTGAAGAAGAAGATATAAAAGAAGAAGAAGAAGCAAAGGAAGAAAAAAATGAATCATTGAATGAAATATTAAATGAACTTAAAAATGCAGAAGATGAAGATTCTGATGAAGATATGAATTCCGATGAAATTGATTCAGAAGAAAATATGGATTCTGATGAAGAAGATATGGATGATTCAGATGATGAAGAAATATCATTAGATGATTTAAGAAAAGCAGCAGAAGAGCATGGTTTTAAATTAGTTCAGGCTGATTCGGATGATGAAGAAGATATGGATTCTGATGAAGAAGATATGGATTCTGATGAAGAAGATATGGATTCTGATGAAGAAGATATGGATGATTCAGATGATGATATTGAATTTGGTGATGAAGAATCGGATGATGAAGAATCGGATGATGAATTTATGACCACAAATGTTGATAATACAGTTTTAGCTAAACCAAGTGATGATGAAGAAAGCTTTCAAAAAATAAATGAAAATTTTAAAAGAAATAATACTAAAATGAGAAATACAAAAAAACAAGTCTTAAAAGATTTAAGAGATGTAAGCTTTAATAAATTGGTTGAAGCATATTACAACATGGGTGATAATGATTCTTTCATTATTAAAGAAAATGAATATATGGAAGAGGATTTATATGATGAAGAATATGGTCATTCAATGATGGATGAGGATTTATTTGAAGATGAATCATATGAAGAAGGTTGGAATATGGATGAAGAAGAAAGTCCATTTGTTCCTAATATTAATAAATCAC